ACCTCTGGGCCGAAGGAAAGATCAACACCGAGCAGAAACGCGTAGCCATCGGAACCGAAAACGAACTGTGGCACGGCGACAAATGCCCGCGCCACCTCAGGTACCCGTAAAGGAGAAAGCGAAATGAGCGGACAGATGGGAAGCGACGAATGAGCGCCGCGTTCAAGGCCGCCGCGCACGAGCTCAGGTGCCGCCAGTGCCGCGTGACGTGGTACTCGTGGGCGCTCCGGCTGCTGCACATCGGCGGCATGGCCCCGATGAACCCCGGCTGGCGCAAGATGCCGGTCATCGTCGTCGACTTCAGCGACGGTGCCCGGTGAGCGCCGCGTTCGACCTCGGCAGCGCGGAACTCGCCGCGCAGGCCGCAGGGGAGACCGGGAACGCCGGGGCGCCGGGGCAGGCGGAATGCGGCCACGAGCACGAGTACGGCGGAATCGCCTACAGCTGCGAGCGGCCGCCTCACCCGGTTGACGGCCACAAGGAGCGGCACCGCCACGCCGCCCGGATCGACGCCGAACTGGCGGAGAGGACCGGCGACATCGACGGCAACGGCACCCCCGACCTGCTCACCTGGGAAGGCGAAGAGCCCGGCGACGGGGAAAACACCGAGGTCGCATGGGGCACCGTCGAGGGCTACGGGAGCGGTCGGTGAACGCCGGGACGCCGGGGCGGGCAGACGAGGCCGCAGAGCTGGAGCGCGAGTCCGCCGCGCGGAAGCTGGAGTTCGACAACTGGTTTGGCAGCCAGGGCTACGACGACGAGGGGCGCTTCGACTCCGACGAGATGGAATTCGCCTTCGAGGCCGGGCGGGAAGCCGCCGCCGCACGGGAGCCGAAGCCCGCGCCCGAGCTGGCCGCCGCCACGGCCGAGACGCGCGCCGTCCGCAACCTGCTGGACGACTTCACGCACGCGGTGATCGACCTCGACGCACGCGCCGGGAAGCTCACTGCAGCCGCCAAGGCCGTCCGCAAGAAGGCCGGGCTACCACCAGTGGAGGGCAAGTGACCGGCGAGAAGATCGAGCGGGCCGTCGCGACCGCGCTCGCCAGCGCCGCCGCCGGAGCCGTCCTCGTCGCCGTCTGCGCCCTCATCCTGGCGGTGACCCTGTGATGGGCGTCTTCGAGGAAGTCGAGCGCGACGCCGCCGCCGTAGGGCGCGGCATCACCAGCCTGTTCCACCGCGACCAGCCCGCGCCCGCGCCCGTCCCGTCGTTCACCCCCCGCGCGTCCCGGCAGTCCCAGCAATCCCAACCGAAAGGATCACCCGTGTCCAACGCGTTCGCCGAGATCGGCCACCTCCTCGCCGTCGCCGACGAGGAAACCGTCCACGCCCTCAACGTCGTGCTCGCCCACCCCGAGGGCATCGCCGTCGTGTCCAAGCTCGCCAGCCTCGCGGGCGTCAACGTCCCGCCGGGCACCATCACCGCCGCCGTGGCGGGCCTCGACGCGGTCCTGAGCGTGCTGTACCCGCCGCAGCAGGCCGCGCCCGCGCAGCAGGCCGCCGACGGCACCGGGGCGCAGCAGGCGCAGGACGCGCGGGTGACGATCTAGTGACCGCTCCCGCGTGCGGCTCGTGCGGGTCGCCGACTGGAGACAGCAGCTACCTGTGCACGGGCTGCACGCGGGACCTCGCCGCGCTGCTGCTGCAAGCCGCGAGCATCGCCCCCGACCTCGACGACGCGGTAGCGAAGCTCCTGCGCAGGGGCAGCGGCGGACGACGGTCGGAAGCCGACGCGCCGCTGCCAGTCGACCTCGCGGCCAGCGACGCCAAGGCCGACTTGCAGCACTGGCTCGACTACTGTGCCCTCAGCACGTGGAGGCGCGCGACCGACGCGGCCTATCCCAGTGGCGGGATTGCCTCCCGTGCCACATGGCTGGCCGCGCACCTCACGGTGGTCCGGCAGCACCCCTACGCCGGGAAGATGCTCGACAAGCTGCGCGAGCAGGTGCGCCGCGCCCTGGCCGTCGTCGACCGCAAGCCCGAGCGCGCACCCGCAGGCCTGTGCGACAACTGCGGGCGGCAGCTGCTCGCCGAGCTCGGCGCCGACAGCGTCACCTGCGCCTGCGGCATGACCGTCCTCGCGCTGCAGGACAAGCGCCGCGAACGGGCAGCGGCAGCCGACGTGCTCGGCACCGCAGCCGAGATCAGCGGCGCCCTGACCAAGATCGGCATCAGCATCCCCCGCGGCACCATCACCAGCTGGGGATCACGCGGACGGCTCACCATGCGCCCGGGAGGCGTCTACGCCATGTCCGACGTGCTCGCGCTCCACGCGCAGAGCCAGCGAGTGAGAGGATGAACGGCATGAACCGCAGGCAGGAAACGGTCTTGATCGTCGCGGCTGGCCTGATCGCCGGCTGGCTGGTGAGCTTCCTGGCAGGCGGGATCCCGCTCTACGTATGCGGGCTGCTCGCGGCTCTGGGCGTCCTGGCCATCGCGGGCTCCCTCATGGGCAAGCGCAAGCGGTGAGATGGAAGCCCGACGCGCAAGCCTGATTTGCGCTCTGACTTGCCTACTTGACAACTTGCATCAATACTGTTTCTAGCGTGACCGTAGTGGCCCTGGGAGACCGGGGCCATTCGCATTTCCGGAGGCAACCGTGCCGAACGGCCAGTGGCGCGGATCAACCAGGCGCGCACGGCTTCCCGCCAACTGGCCGGAACTCTGCCGCCTTGCCCGCGAGATCCACGGCACCAGCTGCTACCTCTGCGGCAGCGGCAACGCCAGCGACACCGACCACGTAACGCCCGGAGACGATCACTCGCCCGCCAACCTGCGGCCTATCTGCCGCCGCTGCCACACGGTCAAGTCGTCCCGCGAAGGCGGCCAGGCTGCGCAAGCCGCACGGCCCAAGCGTCAGCGCCCGCAAGAAGCCCATCCCGGAATGAGGTGACCATGGCCAGCAGAACCGGCAAGTTCGAGAAGCTCGCCGCACAGGTCCACAGCAAGAAGCTCGCCGGGTGGATCACCACGCACGAACCCAAGGTCGCCGCCCGCGCCAAGGCGACCCGCACCGCCGACAAGGCGGTCAACGCCCGCAAGCGCAAGACCGGCAAGAAGGGCCGCTGACCATGGCATGGAACGGAGCGCTCCACCCCCGCGCACCCAAAGGCGGACCCGCAGGCGGACAGTTCGCCGCAGGCGGCAGCCAGCAGCCCGCCAAGGCCGCGCCCAAGAAGACCGCCGCCAAGCCGAAGGCGAAGAAGGCCACGGCCAAGCAGTCGCCGTTCAAGGTGCTCCAGGCACTGGAGAAGAAATCGCAGTCCGGCGGCAAGCTCACGCCGCAGCAGAAGCACGAACTCCACGTCGCGCACGTCGCCCACATGCAGCACGTCGCAGCCGTCAAGGCCAGGGCAGCAGCTGCCAAGAAGGCGCCCGCCAAGCCGAAGACCACGGCCAAGGCCGCACCCAAGAAGACCATGACCAGCGGCCAGAAGACCAAGGCCATGGCCATGGCGAAGTCCGGCCGCTGACCATGGCAGGCAAGCGCAAGTCACCAGGGCCGGTCCACAGCAAGGCCCAGCAGGGATTCCTCTTCGCCACCAAGAAGCCGTTCGCCAAGAAATGGGCGCACCAGGCAGGCGAGACCGGACCGAAGGGCAACCCGGCGTCCAAGGCGGCTTATGCCCGCCTGCCACGCCGCAAAGGCGCACGGAAGCGAGCCTGACCATGGGCAAAGACGGCAGCAAGTGGCGGCACGACTGGGAACCGCTCAACGCCGCAGCCGCCGCCCTCAAAGCGCACCGTACGCCGCACGGCACCATGCGGCCCATGCAGCGTCAGCCGCGGCTCAGCGACGTCAAGGCCAAGCCCGGCAGCTTCCTGCCCACGCCGTCACCATGGCGGCCGGCACGGACAGCCAGGACACCGAAGGCGGCCACGGTCAAGCCGCGCAAGCAGGCCACGCCAGCGCAGCCAGCCAAGAAGACCACAGAGGAACGCGTGCACGCAGCCATCAGGCACGCAGCCGCCAACAGCCAGCACATCCTCTACAAAGGCGACACGGTACCGATCTCGGACGTGCGCGACGAGATGGCCAGGGCTGGCGTCACAGGCGAGGCATTCGACACTGCCCTGCTCAACCTGCAGAAGCAGCGCAAGGTCACGCTCTACTCGTCGAGCGCGGACAGGATGCTGACGCCTAAGCAGAAGACAGGCGGACTCCGAATGGGAGGACGCGAGATCAACATAGTCACGTTCGGGTGAACTGGTCACTCAGCGCGACGAAAAGTTAGACCGGGGTCGATACCCCTCCCCCCTGGCATGCGCCATCACCGGCCCCGTATAGCGCCGGAGGGTGGCTACGGGTTTTGCAAGCCGTGAGTAACGAAGACCGTTACGCAGCGTGAACCGCACGGTTCCGCGCAATCCTGCACAGGAAAGGTCTTGGAATGGCAGTTCAGAGTGAAGACGCGCGCCTGACGCTCGCCGAGCGCGTCGCGGGCCTGGAGCACGAGCTCGCGGAGATCCGCGGCACGGTAGCCGAGCTGGTGCGCGAGACGGGGCTGCGGTAGTGGGCACGCGAGGCCCGGCGCCGAAGCGCACCGACCAGCGCAGGCGCCAGAACAAGCCTGAGATCCCCGTCACGACGGCCGCAGCGTCGGCGAAGGCCGAGATGCCAGCGCCGGATGACGGCTGGCACCCGCTCGCACGCGACATGTACGCCTCGCTGGCGCAGTCCGGCCAGTCGGCGTTCTTCGAGCCGAGCGACTGGCAGGCCGCGCGGCTTGCCGCAGAGGCCACATCGCGCCTGCTGAAGTCCGACCGCTTCTCGGCGGTGCTGCTGGCTGCGGTGAACAGCATGTGGTCGGGCCTGCTGATGACGGAGGCTGACCGGCGCAGGTTGCGGATCGAGCTGGAGAAGCCGAAGGAAGACAAGGCCGCGGCCTCGGCCGTGACCGACCTTGAGCAGTTCCGCAAGCGCCTCTCCGTCTGACCGGCTGGTCACGCTGCCGGAGGGCGTTCCGGCGCTGACGCTGGGCTGGCAGGTGGCGCAGTGGGCGATGACGTACCTGGTGCAGCCGAACGGCCCGAATGCGGGGCAGCCGTGGCGTCCGATCGACTCGCAGCTGAAGTTCTGGCTGTGGTGGTACGCGGTTGACGACTCCGGCCGCTGGCTGTTCCACCGTGCGGTGCGGCGGCTGTCGAAAGGCAGCGGCAAGAGCCCGTTCGCCGGCGTCCAGGGCCTGACGGAGCTGTGCGGCCCGGTGCGGCTGAAGGACTTTGACGCGTCGGCGCCTGGCGGCTGCGTCGGCAGGCCGGTCGACATGCCATGGGTGCAGGTCGTGGCCACGGCAGAGGACCAGACGGCGAACACGATGCGGATGGTGCGCGCTCTGGCGCCGAAGGGCAGCCGGATCGTGCAGGAGTACGGCCTTGACCCGGGCAAGGAGAAGTTTTTCAAGGCGCCGGAGGGCACGCTCGAGCAGAAGGCGAGCTCGTACACGTCCGCTGAGGGCGCTGAGGCGACTTTCGTGGTCGCTGACGAGACGGAGCACTGGAAGCCGGGCAATCACGGGCCTGAGCTGTACGCGACGCTGGCTGACAACCTAGCTAAGAGCGGCGCGCGGATGCTTGAGACGTGCAACGCGTGGGTTCCGGGTGCTGAGAGCGTCGCGGAGTCGTCATTCGACGCGTGGGTGGCACAGGAAGAGGGCCGCACGCGCGGCCGGAGCCGGATCCTGTACGACGCGCGGATCATCCCGCCGGAGACGGACTTCGCGGACCCGGTATCGCTGCGCGAGGGCCTGGAGTTCGTCTACGAGGGCTGCTACTGGGCCGATCTCGACGCGATCATGGAGCGGATCTGGGATCCGTCGAGCTCGCCGTCTGACTCGCTGCGGAAGTACGGGAACCGTCCGAGCGTCGCCGACGACGCCTGGATGGACCCGGCGAAGTGGGAGCTGCTCGCCGACCCTGAGCAGGCGCCTGAAGAGGGCGACGTGATCGCGATGTTCTTCGACGGGTCGAAGAGCCGCGACGCGACGGGCCTGGTCGGCTGCAACGTCTTCACGGGGCACGTGTTCGTGCTCGGCTGCTACGAGCCGGATCCCTCGCATGAGGGTGACGACGAGGTTCCGCCGGAGATGGTGGACGGCTGGGTCGCGGCGGCGTTCGAGAAGTACCGCGTCGCGGCGTTCTTCGCGGACGTCAAGGAGTGGGAGAGCTTCACGAAAGTCTCCTGGCCTGAGGCGTACGGTGACCGGCTGCTGATCAGCGCGGTGCCGGGCGGCAAGGAGCCGCAGCCGATTGCGTGGGACATGCGGTCGCACTCGTACGACTTCGGCCTGGCCTGCGAGCTGACGGAGCGCGAGATCCTCGACGGCCAGTTCACGCACGACGGCGACAGCAGGCTTTACCGGCACGTGGCGAACGCGCGGCGGCGGCCGAACAGGTGGGGTGCGGTGAGCATCGGCAAGGAAAGCGCCAGCTCGCCAAACAAGATCGACTTGGCGGTGTGCATGATCGGCGCGCGGATGGCGCGCAGGCTCGTGCTCGCGTCCAAGGAATGGCAGCGGGAGATGCGCAAGGCGCGCGGACAGGGAAGGGTGGTGGTGCTCCGGTGATCGAAGAGCCGCTGCTGCTGGGCATCGACGCCAAGGGCCTGTCCGACGACGAGCAGGAGACCGTCGACTACCTGCAGATGCGGATCTTCGAGAACTGGCCGCTGCTGAACGCGCGCCTGAAGTACTACGAGGGCACGCAGCCGATGCGCAACCTCGGCATCGCGGTCCCGCCGGAGCTTGAGCAGCTGCACACCGCGGCCGGGTGGCCGGGCGTGGTGGTCGACACGATCGACGAGCGCCTCGAGGTGGCGGGATTCCGCCTCGGCGACAGCGCCTCGGCCGACAGCGACATGTGGGACATCTGGACGCACTCGCGGATGGAGCACGAGAGCGGCCTCGCGCACCTTGACGCGCTGACGTTCGGCCGCGCGTTCGTGATGGTCGGCTCTAGCGACGACGGCAGCGGGATGCCGCTGATCACGGCGGAGTCGCCCCTGAACATGGGCGCCGTCTACGACACGCCGACGCACCGGGTCCGCGCGGCGCTGCAGGCGTACGACTACTACGGCGACCAGGCGGCGGCGCTGTACCTGCCTGACCAGACGGTCCACATGGTCAACGTGCAGGGCGCGGGCTGGCAGGTCCGGGACCGCGACGAGCACCGCCTCGGCCGCTGCCCGGTGGTGATGCTGTCTAACCGGCCGCGGACGTCGTACCGCTACGGTCACAGTGAGATCACGCCGGAGCTGATGAGCTGGACTGACGCGGCGTGCCGGTCGCTTTTGCGGATGGAGATCGGGGCGGAGTTCTTCAGCGCTCCGCAGCGGTACATCATCGGCGCGAGCGAGTCGGCGTTCACCAACCCGGACGGGACTCCGGCGGACGCGTGGGAGACCTACATCGGCCGCCTGCTGGCACTGGAGCGCGACGAGGAGGGCAACGTCCCGGCGGTCGGCCAGTTCACGGCCGCTGACCCGTCGCCGCACATGAACCACGTGCTGACGCTGACGCGGCTGGTGTCGGCGCGGACGGGCGTGTCGCAGGACAAGCTCGGCTTCACCTCGGACAACCCGGCTTCGGCGCAGGCGATCGAGGCGGCGGACGCGACGCTGAACCGGCGCAGCAAGCGCCGCATGCGCGGCTTCGGCGCGGAGTGGCGCGAGGTTCAGACGCTGGCGCTGACGATCGCGGGCAACGGGCAGGTCCCGGCGGACGCGCACCAGATCGAGGTGATCTGGGCGGCACCGGAGACGCCGACGCCGGCGGAGACGAGCGCGGCCATAGCGCAGCAGGTGACGATAGGCGCGATCCCGGCGACGTCGGACGTGACACTGACGAAGCTGGGCTATACGCCGATGGAGATCACGCGGCTGGCGGCCGACCGGAAGGCCGAGCAGGGGCAGCAGAACCTTCAGGCCATCGCGAGCCGCCTCGGCGCTCTGCAGCAGATGCAGCCGCAGCCTGAGGCGCTGCCGCAGCCGCAGACGGAGCCCGCGGTTGCCAACGGCGGCGGCTGAGCACCAGGCCGCGCAGGCGTCGCTGGCCGCGGCGCTGGCGCGGGAGGTGGCGGCGGTATGGCAGGCGCTGCTGAACGTCGCGCAGCTGGCGAAGACGCTGCCGGACCTGTCGGCGGTGATCGCGGCGCTTGTGGGCCAGTACGGGTCGGCGTCGGCGGCGGTTGCGGCTGACTACTACGGCACGGCGCGGCTGAACGCGGGCGTTTCCGGCCTGTTCACGGTCGTTCCGGCCTCGCCGCCGGATCACGGGCAGGTCGACGCCGGGGTGCGGTGGGCCACGAAGGGCCTGTGGACGCCGGCCCCGGACCCGGTGCCGGCGCTGAAGCTGACGCAGGCGGCCGTGGAGACGCTCGTGCTGGACACAGGGCGGGACACGCTGATCGGCGCCGTGGAAACCGACCGGAAGGCGCGCGGCTTCGCGCGGCACACCGAGCCGGGGTGCTGCTACTTCTGCGCGATGCTCGCCACCCGCGGCGACGTGTACCGCTCGCGTCAGTCGGCGTCGTTCCAGGCCCATCCTGGCGACCGCTGCCAGCCTGAGCCGGTTTTCACGGCGTACGAGCCGCCCGCGCAGGTCCGCGAGTGGCAGCAGCTGTGGCGCAGCAGCACGAGAGGGACTTCCGGGAAGGACGCGGTAGCGGCTTTCCGGCAGGCGTTCGAAGGCCCCGCACGGGGCGAAGGCACTCCGCACGGAGGGTGACATGGCAGACGACCCGACCACGCAGGACCCGGCACCTGAGCCGCCGCAGGCGGATCCCGTTCAGGACCCGGCTCCGGAGCCCGGCGCAAAGCCGGAACCGGACTGGAAGGCGCAGGCCCGCAAGTGGGAAGAGCGCGCCAAGCAGAACGCGGCGGCGGCTAAGAAGCTAGCCGACATCGAGGCGGCCAGCATGACGGCGCAGGAGCAGGCCGAGGCCCGCGCCGCGGCGGCTGAGGCGAAGGCTGCGGCGGCCGTCGAGAGCATCGCGACGGCGAAGCTGGAAGCGGCGCTCACCGGCCTCGTGCCGGACCCGGTCGATGTGGTCGGCGACCTGAACGTCAAGAAGTTCCTCGGCGAAGACGGCCAGGTCGACCCGGAGAAGGTCGCGGCGCTCAGGGCCAGGTACCAGGCGCTGGCACCGCAGGGGCCGCGCGCCCCGGCGGTCAACCCGGCGCAGGGCAACGGCCAGCCCGCGAAGTCGATGGCGGAGATCATCGCCGACGCCGAGAAGACGGGCAACACGAAGCAGTCACTAAGGCTCAAGTCGCAGCAGCTCGTGCAGCTGCGCAAGCAGGGGTAGGGCAGCGTGCCGCCCCGGGAAGGATAAGAAGTGGCCATTTCTGGTGTCGGCACGACTTACAACCTGCCGAATTACCACGGCGAATTGTTCACGGTCGCCATCACGGAAACCCCGTTCCTGTCCGCCATCGGCGGGATCAACGGCAGCAAGTCGGTTCGCTCCAAGCAGTTCGAGTGGCAGGTCATCGGCCGCCGCGCGAACACGACCAACAACGGCGCGCTGGAAGGCCAGGCGGCACCGACGGCGACCGGCCAGGCGCGGACGAATGTCTCCAACATCACCGAGATCCACCACAGCCAGATCGCGGTGTCCTACTCCAAGCTGGCGGCTACCGGCCAGTTCGCCGGCGTGAACGTGGCGCCGGAGTTCGACGACCTGGCCATCAGCGAGCTGCAGATCCAGACCGAGGCCGAGCTGCAGTCGATCGCGAACGACGTGAACCTGTCGTTCCTGACCGGCACCCTGCAGCAGCCGGCGGACAACACGACCGCCCGGCACACGCAGGGCATCCTCGGCGCGATCACCAGCAACGTGTCGGCCAACGGCGGCACGAACCGGGCGCTGACGCCGACGATCCTGAACACGCTGCTGAAGACGATGCGCCTCGCGGGCGCCCCGCTCGCCCCGGGCACGAACGACGTCAACGGCAACCCGTCGGCGCGGACCGTGATCCTGTGCGGGTCGGACCAGAAGCTGAACCTGACCAACGTCTACGCGGCGCAGGCCACGCTGTCGGCCCCGGTGCGCAGCCAGACCGTCGCGGGCATGGCGATCGACACGATCGTGACCCCCTTCGGCACGTTCGGCGTGCTAGAGGACCCGGCGATGCCCGCACGGCAGATCGCGGTCGTGGACCTGGGCGTCTGCTACCCGGTGTTCACCGAGATCCCCGGCAAGGGCGTGCTGTTCGTCGAGCCGCTCGCCAAGACCGGCGCGACGGAGAACTACCAGCTGTACGGCGAGATCGGCCTTGAGTACGGGCCGCAGCAGTTCCACGGGCTCGTCAAGGACCTGCTCAACGCGGACGGCACCTGACAGGCACCCTCCGAGACCCAGACGGGAGATGAATCATGGCTGAGGCCAAGGAGCGCGTTTTCACCGCCAGCCGCGGCTACGAGCTCGCGGACACGGGCCCGGACGGCGAGTACCGGAAGTGGGCCGAGTTCACCCCCGACCCGGAGCGGCAGCAGCCGAACGGGCCGGCGGTGTTCTCGTTCTCCACGACGGACGCGAAGGTGGCCGATCGGCTGCTGAAGGCGGACGCCGACCACGGCATCACCGAGGTCACGGCCTCGAAGTGAGCACGATCACGACGGTCGCCGACCTGCAGACCTTCATGGGCGTGACGGTTGACGAGACGCGGGCGCAGCAGCTGCTCGACATCGTCGAGGCGGACGCGGGGAGCATCGTCTCGCCGCTGCCCGCCTCGGCGATGGGCGTGATCCTGACGGCGGCGGCCAGGGCGCTGCCTAACCCGTCGGGGACGACGTCCATGTCGACGGGCGGCGCCAGCGCGTCGTGGACTCCGGGCGGCGTGTACCTGACCAGGGCGGAGCGGATGACGCTCCGGCGCCTGGCGGGCATCGGCGGCGGCGCGTTCACGGTGAACGTGGCGCCTAATGCGGGCCAGGACTACATCGACCCGCTGCAGACGCCGACGCTGGAGGATCAGGAGCAGCTGATCAACGACTTCCCGGACATCCTGCCGTGAGCGTCCGCTACAAGCCCGACTACAAGGGCACCGGGGAGCTGATGAACGGCCCGGAGATGCAGGCCGTGATGCGCGAAGTCGCGCTGGCGGGCATGGCGTCCGCCGTCGCCGCCGCACCGGTTCGGACGGGCGACTACAAGTCGCGCTTCCGCGTGACCGTCGAGGCTCACGGCGGCGTCCACCATGACCGGGCTGAAGCCAGGATCGTGAACGACTCGGATCACTCGGTGCTCGTGGAGTGGGTCGACGACTACCACACCCTGCGGGACGCGGCCGGGGAACTGGGGGTTCTGTGACGCTCGGCGCGTTCCCGAACGCCGCTAAGGCGGTCGCGGGCCTGCTCGGGACTGTCGACGGCATGGCGGCCTCCTACTGGGGGCCCCGCACGCTGCAGGTAATCCAGTCCGGGAAGATGCCGGCGGTGCGCGTCATGCACGCGGGCGGAAGCCAGGCGCGCGTCACCCGCAACGGCGACGCCGACCGGATCACGGACACGACTTACCTGGCTGTGGCGGTGTTCGCGGGCGACGCGGACACGGCCGCGGGCCTGGCGGAATCGTGCCGGCAGCTGCTGATCTCCGAGCGCGGCATCACGGCGCCGGGCGGCGCCCTTATCGACCTGGCGGAGACGATGCAGTCTCCGGAGCTGGTCACGTCCCCTGATTCGGCCCTCCCGCAGTGCGTGACGGCCGCGTACATCGTCTCGATGCGCCGCTAGGGCGCTGAGGAGGGATAGAGCATGACAGGAACCGCGACCACGTTCGGCGCGCTGGTCACGCAGAACAACGCGAACGTCCGCAAGGCGCTGAAGGGCGGCGTGCTGGTCGCCCCGATGAGCCAGGCGCTGCCGTCGTCGCTGACGATCGACAGCCCGACGACCCCCGGGACGCCGGTCCTGCAGACGCTGACGGGCTTCACGTCGCTCGGGTTCTTCGACGACTCGGGCGCGGTGTTCGACGAGAACATCAACAGCTCGGACATCGCGGCGTGGGGCGAGCTGGCGCCGGTCCGCAGGGACATCACCAGCGACGTCACCGCCTTGAAGGTGACGGGCCTTGAGACGAACAAGACGACTCTGGCGACGTACTTCGGCGTGGACGCCACGACGCTGGTACCGGACGCGACGACGGCTGAGCTGCAGATCCCGAAGAACGCCAGCCCGGTCGCCTTGTACTACCGGGTGCTGGTGCTGTCGCAGGACGGCGCGGCCGGGAGCGAGTACTGGATCGCCCGGATGCTGCCGCGCGCGTCCCTGACCAACATCGGCAGCATGACCTTCGCCAGCAAGGACACGCCGATCGCCTACGACATGGAGTTCACCGCCTACAAGGACGCCACGGCGGGCTACAGCGTGATGACGTACCTGGCCGGGCCCGGGTGGAAGACGAACAAGACGGGAGCGGGCTTCTAAGTGGGCAAGTCGTTCGAGGACTACGCGGCCGAGTACAGCAAGAAGCCGTTCCCGCTGCCGATGCCGGGCGGGGAGACCGTTCCCGTGCCGAACTTCGACATCGACACGCAGCAGGCCATGACCGCTGCCGCGGCGGGGAAGGCGGACCCGTTCGCGGGCCTTGAGGTTCTCATCGGCGACGCGGACGCCGCGCTCGTCGCCGCCGCCTGGCGCAAGCTCCCGATGGAGGCGTGGCTGGACGTGCTCGCCGACATGCGGAAGTACTTCGGCACAAAAAACTCGGAAGCCTCGCCGGCCTCCTAGAGAGGCACGGCGGGGCTGTCCGCTCTGACCTGCGGCGCTACTACGGCGTTTCCCTGGGTCAGATGTTCGGCGGCGAGATCACGCCCGACGAGGTCTGGGACTACGTCACCCACCTGCCGCGCGACTCGGCTACGTGGGCGGCCATTTACGCCGACCCGGAGACCGTGATCCCGGATGAGGGCGCGGAGCCGCCTGAGCCGCGGCTGACGGAGTTCTCGCCGGAGGTTGAGGCGCTGGCGGCCATGCACGACCTGCTGGCGGCGCTGCTGGCGAACGTGGTCGCGCTGGGTGGCGGGAAGCCGCCGAGGATCAGCCCTTACCGGCGACCTGGCGCGGCGAGGCGTGAGGCCGCTAAGGCGCGGCGGCACGAGCAGGCGCGGCGCGAGTGGGCCGAGCTGCTGGGGCAGATGGGCATCGAGGGCTAGGAGGGAAGCGTGTCTTACCAGGCCGGGAGCGCTTTCGTCTCCGTCAAGCCGGATATGTCGACCTTCCAGGACGACATCAGGGCTGAGCTCGCGAAGACGCCTGACGTCGCTGTCAAGGTGTCGGCGGACACGGCGCAACTGTCTGCGGACCTGGACGCGGTGACGCGGGACCGCACGGCGACGGTTAACGCGGACGCGGACACGGCCGCGGCGACGGCGAAGCTCGACGAGGCCGCGAAGACGCGCACGGCGAAGATCAACGTCGTAGAGACGCTGCAGAAGGGCGGCACGCTCCAGGGGCTGGGGCTGCCCGGCCTGGCGGCGCTCGGCGGCGTGGCGCTCGGCCCTCAGGCCGTCGGCCTGGCGGCCGGGGTTTCCGGTCTGGGCGCGGCGTTCGCCGCTGCCGGCGGCGAGGCGGCCGCGTTCGGGGCTATCGCCAAGCCGATGTTCACCGACGTGACCGCGGCGCAGAAGGCGTTCACGAAGGCGCAGGACGCCTACAACAAGGCGACGACGAGCGCTGACCGGGCGAAGGCGCTGCAGGCTGAGCAGCAGGCGCTGGCGAAGCTGACCCCGGCGGAGAAGGACCTTTACACCCAGCTGACGGCGCTTGAGGGCGCGTGGAAGAAGCTGAGCCAGGCTGAGCAGCCGGTTGTCGAGTCGGCGCTTGCCCCGTGGCTGCAGACGGCCACTTCGGGGATGCAGCTGCTGAAGCCGCTGATCGAGGACGGCGCCGGGGCTATCCGGCTGCTGGGCACAGAGGCGAAGTCGGCGCTGGCGGACCCGTTCTGGGGAACGTTCTTCAACACCCTCGGCACCACCGGGCAGATCGCGCTGGTCAACTTCGGGGAGGCGGCCGGGAAGGTCGCTGACGGCGTCGCGCACCTGTTCGTCGCGTTCGCGCCCGATATCGACAAGCTTCCTCCGCTGGTCAACGACCTTGCCGGGGCGTTCGACAAGTGGTCCAAGTCCGTCACGTCCACGGGGCTGGATAACTTCCTGTCGAAGACGTTCAGCCCGGACAACGTCAAGGCGCTGGCGGCCGACGGCAAGGACCTGGCGACGTTCGTCGAGAACATCGCCAAGGCCAGCGCTGACATGAGCCCGCTGGCGTTCGGCGGCATCTCCAACGTGCTGACGATCCTGGGCTCGCTGCCGCCCGGGGTGATCGAGGCCGCTACCGGGCTTTTCCTTGCCATCAAGACGATCGGCACCATTTCCGCGGGCGTGAGCGCGGTCACCGGCATCCTCGACAAGGTCAAGGGGCTCGGCGGCGGCGCCGCGGCAACCGCCGAGTCGGCAGCCGAGGGGACGGCCGCCGGGGAAGCTGGCGGCGCGGCTGCCGCCACGGCCTTCACGACTGCGTTCACCACCGGGGTAACCACCGGGCTGGCCGAGGCTTTCGCGGCGATCGACACGGAGAGCGCTACCGAGGCCGCGGCCGCAGGCACCGCGATGGGGACCGCGGCGGCTACCTCGTTCGCCGCGAGCTTCGGCACGGAGTCCGCTACTGCCCTGACGGCCGTGTTCGCCGGGGAGGACATCGCCGGAGCGGCTGAGGCGGCAGCTGGCGGCGCTGCGCTCGGCACGGCGTTCGCTACCGGGTTCGGCGGGTCGCTGACGGCGATCGGCACGGCGGTAGCGGCGGCGATCCCGGAGGCCGGGCTCGTGGCGGTGCTGGCCGCCGGGCTGGCGGGCTCGGCGCTGGGTACCGCGTTCGGGCTGGGTTTCACGCTGGGGTTCGGCGCGACGGGCGCCAAGAGCGTCGTTTCCAGTCTTCAGACCGACCTGACCAGCAGCGCGTCGTCGGCTAGCACGTGGCTGCAGCCTGCGGGGGCCGCGACGGTCCAGGGGTACGTCGCCGGTTTTGTCGGGCAGCAGGCGGGCGTCGTGGCCCTCGGTGCGCAGCTGAAAGGCTGGGTGCAGCAGGGAACCGCCGGGTCGAACACGTGGCTGACGCCGCCCGGGCAGCAGACCGGGCACGGGTTCAGCGACGGCATCGCGTCGACGCGCGCTGAGGTGAACTCGACGGCGGCCGGCATGAAGAACTGGGTGACCGACCACTTCCAGCCGGCCGGGGCGTGGCTGACGAACGCGGGCATCTCGATTGTGCAGGGCCTGGCGAACGGGATCCTCGCTGAGGCGAGCGTGGCGGTGTCGGCGGCGCAGTCGCTGGCGAACGCGGTCACGTCGACCGTGAACAACGCGCTGCAGGTCCACTCGCCGTCGAGGGTGATGCACCAGATCGGCGTGTTCACCGGGCAGGGCCTCGGGCTGGGGATCCTCTCGCAGGAGCCGTTCGTCGGGCAGGCCGCCGGAACGCTCGCGATGGCCAGCGTGCAGGGCCTGGCGGGCCTGGCGTCGGCTCAGTCGCTGTCGGCGCTGGGCTCGCTCGGCGTCCCGTCTATCGGCAGCCCGGCGAGCCTGCCGGGCGTCTCCAGCCCGCTGCGCGCCGGCGGCCTGCAGCTGCAGCTGTCGTGGGCCGGGTCCAGCGACCAGGTGACCAACGCGATCGTGGGCGGCCTGCAGGGTCACATCGTCGGCGCGACGGGCGGCGACGTGCAGGCGGCACTGGGGCACGGCCCCGTCCGGATCTCTTAGGAAAGGCAGCACATGGCAGAAGCGCAGATCGACGTCAGCCACCACTGCGGGGACGACGCGGGCCCGGACTCGGGCGTCGTGGCGGTCCACCAGGCGGCGCGCAGCTCGTGCTGCGGCGAGGTGCTGGCCGAGGGGGGAACCCCGGAGACGGGCTTCAGCTGCACCGGGTGCGGGCAGCCGTGCGAGCGCGTTCTCGGCGACCTGACAGCGCACTGGACGTGCCTGTGCGGCACGCGCCGCTCGCAGGTGCTCACCGTCCCGACCGACGTGGAGGGCTGACATGGCCGACGGCGTTTCGACTACGGTCGCGAACTCGGCGCTGGACAACATGGCCGGCACGAACATGAACAACGCGCAGCTGCACACGGGCGCGCCCGGTTCGGCAGGCACCGCCAACGTGGCCAGCGTGACGACGCGCCCGGCCGTGACCTGGGCAAGCGCGTCAGGGGCAAGCAAGTCCGCGAACGGGACGCTGCCGTCGTGGGCATCGTGGGCTGGCGTGAACGGGCAGACGATCACGGCGATCTCGCTGTGGTCGGCGTCGACGGCGGGCACGTTCGGCGCCGCTATCACGCTGTCCGCCAGCGTGACGATGAACACCGGGGACACGCTGTCGCTGACGGCGATCACCATCAGCATCCCGACCGCCTCCTGACCTGCTGCGCACGGCACCCGGGAGGAGGTAAGCCGCCGTGACGTTCGCCAGCGTCGGGTCCCCGGTCGCGATCGCAGGGTCCACGTTCACGCTGGCTCCGGCCGCAGTGGGCCACTTCGTGATAGCCGAGGTCGCCTGTTCCAGCTCTACGGTCAGCGCCACCGCTCTTTCCAGCTCCAACGCAACGTGGACCCAGCTGGTAGCCCCCACTACCCTGTCGGCCAACACCCAGATCGTCACGGTCTTCCTCGGCAAGGTCACCAGCACCAGCTCTGCCACTGTCACAGTCTCGTTCAGCGGCACGGCCCCCACGGTTCGCGGGGCGGCTCAGGAATTCTCTACGACCGTAGGCAACTCCTCCGTTACCCTTAACGCCTCCGGCACCGTCAACTCGGCTACCGCGAACTACCCGACGCTTACGCCTACTCACGGGTCCGGCGAGCTGTACTTCGGGTTCGCGTTCAACTCCAGCAGCGCCGTCTCCGGGTCAACCAGCGGCTACACGTACAACGCGAGCGCTGACGGCCACAACAACGGCCTGTGCTACAACGCGAACTGCGCGAACTCGGCGCAGACCCCCGCCTGGGGCGACAGCAACAGCAAGTCGGGCATCGCGGTCCTGGTCTACGAGGCGGTCACCTCGCACACCGCGACGGCCTCGCTGACCGTCACGCCGTCGTTCAGCGCTACCCCGTCCGCCAGGACGCGCAGCGCCTCGCTGACGGTCACGCCGTCGCTGTCGGCCGCGGCGAGCGGCTTCCCGTCGAACGCCCTGCTGCTCGAAGACGGCACGCCGATCCTCCTCGAAGACGGCTCGTTCCTGCTCGACGAGTCGCCCGGCGGGAGCTCCGGGCACAGCGCGAGCGCGTCCCTGACGGTCGCTCCCGTGCTGTCGTCGGCCCGCGCCGCGTCGCACGCGCCGTCCGCCTCGCTGACCGTTACCCCGTCGCTGTCGGCGTCCCGTGCCGCCGGGCGCGTCCGCTCGGCTTCGCTGACGGTCACCCCTGCGTTCTCGGCGTCCCGCGCTGCCGTCCGCGTCCGCGCGGCGTCCCTGACCGTGACGCCCGCGCTGTCGGTGACGACGTCGCACGCGGCGGGCGCGCCTCCGGGGTACCCGGACGGCAAGCTGGACGCGAAGCTTGAGCTGCTGCTGTCCGGCGCGTGGACGGACGTAACCCGGTGGGCGATGCCGGACGGCCCGCAGAACGCGAGCATCAAGAGCGGCCAGCCGGATGGCGCGCAGCAGCCGAACCCGGCAGCTATGGCCCTGACGCTGGACAACGGCGACTACCGGTTCAGCCCCCGTAACTCCGCGGGGCCGTACGCCGGGCAGCTGCGGCAGAACACGCCGGCGCGCGTGTCGGTGGCCAGCCCGTACGGGACTTACCTGCGGCTTGAGCAGAACAACTCAGACCGGGCGTTCGTCAACGACACCTTGAGCCTGCACGTCACGTCGTCGCTTGAGCTGCGGATCGAGCTGTGCCTGAGCGACTGGCGCGCGTCCGTGCTCGCGGCCCGCTACGACAACACGCAGCCGTCGTGGTATCTCCTGCTGAACGACAACGGGACGCTGACGTGGTCCTGGTTCGACTCCGGCGGCACGCAGCACACCGCGACGACGACGCAGGCTGTGCCGTTCACCAGCGGCATCACGGCCTACCGCGTGGTCCTCAACGGCCCGTCGGGGCTGCTTGACCTGTACGTCGGCGACGGCATCGACGGCACGTACGCGCACATCGGGGCCGGGTTCAGCATCGCGGGCGGCAGCACGACCGTCCGCGCGGGCAACGCGCCGCTGGTGGTCGGCTGGTCAGGCAACCTCAGCGCCGGGCAGCTGCTCGGGCAGGTGACGGCGTGCCGCCTGTACAACGGCATCGCAGGGTCGGGCGGCACGATCGCGGCGCAGGGCACGTTCTCCGGCCAGGTGCCCGGCGTCACGTCGTGGGCCGACAGCGCAGGCAACACGTGGAACCTGGCAGGCGGCGCGGAGATCTCCGCGCGGGACTACCGGCTGACCGGGGAGCTGTCGAGTATCAGCCCGACGGCGACGGTCAGCAGCAGCGCGAGCACGAGGGTGACGATCTCAGGGCGCACGCGGCGGCTGCAGGCAGGATCTCAGCCCTCCGTCATGTCGCCGATGAAGCGGGCTGTCCTGGCGCAGTCCGGGACGCTGGCACCCGTTGACTACTGGCCGATGGAAGACGGCCTGACAGCGAGGTCGTTCGGCCCGGCGGTCGGCACGAGCCTGCTGACGCTGAGCACGGGGAACCCGCAGGCGGCGGCCGACTCGACGTTCGAGGCGAGCGCGCCGCTGCCGACGCTGGGCAACGGCATCCTGACGGCCACGGTCGACAGCTACACGGCGACGAACACGTGGGCCGTGCGGTTCCTGCTGAAGACCGGGACGCTGCCCGCGCCCGCAGCCGAGGCGAGCATCTGCAAGGTGCAGGTGGCCAGCGGCACGGGCGTCACCGTCAGGACCGTGGACCTGCACATCGACTCGGCGAACAACCTCAGGCTGTACGGGCTGAACGGCAGCGGCGGCACCGTGTTCGCCACCACCTGGACAGGGCCGTTCCCGCTGAACACGGGCGTGTGGATGTCCGTCGAGGCGACGGTGAGCGGCGGCAACACGGCGTACAGCGCGGTCACCGTCCAGCCCGGTGCCACGTCGGGGATCTCGGTCGGCTCGGGCGCTATCAGCAGCGCGGCGGGCCGCGTGTCCTCGGTGACGTTCAACGCGGACGGGTTCTTCACCGACACCGTGCTCGGCCATGCGTCGGTGCAGAAGGCGTGGGTGACGCTGTTCTCGCTGGGGTCCCCGCTGAACGCGTGGCGCGGGGAGCTCGCGGCGACCCGCTTCGCCAGGATCTGCGCCGAGAACGGGATCCCGTGCCGCATCGCGGGACGTCCCGCGACGACGCAGCAGATGGGGCCGCAGCCGCGCGGGAGCGTGTGGACGGTGCTGCGGGACTGCGCGCAGACTGAGCAGGGGCTGCTGTACGAGCCGTTGTGGGCCTGCAACGGAGTGGGCCTGCGCACCAGGGAAAGCCTGGGCAGCGAGCAGCCCGACATGGTCACGCTCGACTTCAGCGCGTCGAACCTGCCTGGCAACTTGTCTCCCGCCGACGACGACCAGGGGTTCCTGAACGACGTCACCGGCCAGATGGCGACTGGCGAGACGTGGCGCGAGGTCCTGGACGACGGCAGCGCCAAGAGCGTCAGCGAGCCGGAGGCGGGCGGCGCTGGCCGGTACGCCGGGTCGGTGCCGTTCCCGATCAACGTGGCCGACGCATCGATGCTGCAGTCCAACGTCGCGTTCTACCTCGGCCGCAGCAGCGTCGACGAGGCACGCTACCGGCAGGTAGCCGCGGACTGCGGCATCCCCGGCGCTCCTGCGGCGGCTATCGCCCGCCTGCGCCCGGGTGACCGGGTGAAGCTCGTCAACGTCCCGGCGGCCTACCAGACCGATGACATCCGGCAGCTGGTCACCGGGGCGACGGAAGTGCTGGGACCGGGCCGGAAGATCACCTGGGACTGCGTCCCGGCAAGTCCCTACGACTGATACGTGAGAGAGAGGGTGGCGTGAAGTGGCTCCAGAGTCAGTGGCCGCTGCTGCGGGACGTCGGTATCACGGGCACGGGCCTGATGGCCGTGTGGGTGCAGCTGGGCCTGTGGGCCGCACTCGGCCGCGAGCCGTCCCCGCCGCTGCTGTGGACCAGCCTGGGAATGCTCGTGCCGTCGGCGGCGGCGCACGTACGCCACCTGCTGCAGTCAGCTGGGTCATCGTCTTCGCCATCGCCTTCACCGTCGCCTTTGCCGTCACCGTCTTCGCTGCCTCAGGGGGGCAGTGGTGAATGAGCAGCCGGGCGTCAGCATCACGAAGGGCGCGAAGCGGGCCGTCACCGTGCTTTTCATCCTGTCGTTCCTGGTTGCCGCGACCTCGATGCTGTTCACGGTCTACGAGGTGAGCAGCACCGGCCACAAGTTCTGCGGGGTGGTGACGGCGGTCACTGCCGTGCCTGCGCAGAAGCCCGCCGACCCGGCGCGGACGCCCGCGCAGGAGCGGCAGTTCGAGTGGTATCAGCGGTTCGAGGCGCTCGGCCGGTCGCTGGGGTGCTAGGAGACGCATGAGCAGCAAGATCAGCGCCCTCAGCGCGCTGTACAGCGTCGCGCCAGACGACCAGCTGACTGTAGTCGACACGTCCGACACGACGACAAACCCGCACGGCGCCGGCGGCAGTAACAAGCGCGTACCTGCCGGCCCGTTCTACCAGGCGCTCGGCGGCGCTCACTCGGCGAAGCTGCTGGGGTGGTTCGCGGCGCTCGCGGCGCGCGGCTCGCGGCGCGTCAACGTGGCCGTGATCGGCGACAGCATCGTGGCCGGGCAGGGCGCTTCCAGCTTCGCCGGGTCGTGGCCGCAGCTGCTCGCCACGGCGCTGAACGCGCGGTTCCCGACGCCGGGCTTGTCGACGCACGGGCGCGGCTTCCTGGCGCCGATCATCCCGCCGTCTAACCCGACCAGCTACACGCCGTCGTACGTGACGGTGGCGAGCCAGGCGAACCTGATCGCGGGCAGCCTCTACGGGTACGGGCCGAACCTTGAGACCTGGGACATCAGCCACACCGCCGCGAACACCCTGACTTACTCGCTGACCGGCGACTCGGCGGACATCCTCTGGGCCGGCGCCTCCGGCAACGGCACCTTCTCGTGGAAGGTCGACGCCGGCGCCACGACGAACGTGTCCACTAACGTCACCTTCACCCCCGCCGGGGTCACCCACGTCTCGCTGGGGACCGCCGGGGCGCACACGCTGACGATCACCAACGTCAGCGGCGGTCCTACCTACATAACCGGCGTGATCGAGTACAACGGCGACTTCGCCAAGGGCATCCAGGTCCACGGCCTCGGCTTCTCCGGGAGCACGACCGGCTACTGGACGGTCGCCGGGGGAGCGACGTCGCAGGCGGACGCGCTCGCCCCGCTGAAGCCCGACCTGATCGTGATCGCGCTGGGCGTCAACGACAACGCCTCCAGCATCTCGGCGGCCACCTCGGCATCCAACCTCACGACGTTCATCTCCGGCGCGCGGACCGCGCTCGCCGCCGCGTCGCTAACCGTGCCGCCATTCCTGCTGCTCGCCGACTACAACGCGGCCAGCGACGGGCCGACGACCCCGGCGCAGTGGGACGCCTACGTGCAGCAGATGTACGGCATCGCGGCGGCTGACAGCCTCGTCGACGTCTGCGACCTGACGCTCCGCATGCCGTCGACCGGTGCGACCACGACATGGGGGCTGTACGACGTGGACGGCATCCACCCGGCGGGGTCCGGTCACCAGCTGATGGCCGATCACGCCTGCCAGTTCCTGAGCCCGGCGTGACCCGGTTCCCGCGCCTCGCAGCGCCTAACTGCCTCACCTGCGGCTGCGTTGCCGCGACGCACCGCCACCATAACCACGGCACCTACTGCGGCCGGGACCACGACGAGCCCTGCAACCGCTACCGGCCACGGCGCAAGCGCTGGTGGCAGATCTGGAGGCCGGCATGACCCTGAACGGAATCGACGTCAGCAACGTCAACGGCGCCGTCGACTGGGAGGCGTGGCGCGGGAAGATCGCCTTCGCCGGGATCAAGGTGTCCGAGGGCCTGAACTTCACCGACCAGTACGCGGCCGCCAACGTCCGGGGCGCGCGCAGCATCGGCGTGGCGGTGATGGGCTACCACTTCCTCCGCGCGAACCTGCCGGGGATCGGCCAGGCGCGGTACTTCCTCGACCGGGCGGGCGCCGCGGGGATCGGCCCCGGCGACCTGCTCATGGTGGACGTCGAGACCATGGACGGCATGAGCGCCGTGCAGGTGTCCGACTGCGCCGCCGCGTTCGCGGGGGAGGTGCGCGCGCTGACGAGGGCGTGGCCGGTGGCGTACACGATGCAGTCGTTCGCGCTCGGCGGCTGCACGGCGGCGCTCGGCGTGTGCCCGGCCTTCATCGCCAATCCCAGCCGCGTCGTGCTGC